ATGACGGACGTGATCGGCAAGGGGGCCAATCGTCGCCTGCAGAAGCGCAAGCTGCCGGCCCATGCGTGGAGCGAAAAGCAGGAGCGCGCATTTCTGGACATGCTGGCGGCCACCTGCAACGTGGTCCGGTCGTGCAAGCACGCCAAGGTGGATCATCGCTCCGCCTATCGTCGCCGTCGCGAGAATCCGGTGTTCGCCGGCGCGTGGCGGGCGGCCATTCTCATTGGCTATGAGCGGCTCGAGGAGCAGCTGCTCGCCCAGCTTGCGACGCCGCACCCGTTCGAGGAGGACGGCATCGACGAAGTGCCGCCGGCGACCGGCACGTTCGATCCCAAGATGGCGATGGAGCTGCTGCGCCTGCACCGCGCGACGGTGGAAAACCGGGCACCGACGCCGCGCGGGCCGGTGGTCCGGGTCACCCGCGAGGAGGCCGAGGCGGCGCTGAACAAGAAGCTCGATGTGCTGGCCAAGCGGCTCGCCGAGGAGCGCGGGGAGCAGCGATGAGCCCGGTCGGTGCCGAGGATGCGCTCGCCCAGCTGGCCCTGGCGCCGCGGGACGCGCGGATGCAGATCATCCGGGAGATGCCGCGGTCGCACGTTCGCTTCTTCAACGAGGCGTGGTGGCGCTGGGCGCATGACGGCCAGTTCTGGCCCGAGGGCGACTGGCGGATATGGCTGATCCGTGCCGGCCGCGGCTTCGGCAAGACGCGTGCGGGCGCGGAATGGGTTAGCGAGATGGCGCGCAATGTGCCGAGCGCGCGGATCGCGCTGGTCGGCGCCACCGTGGACGAGGTTCGCCGGGTGATGGTGGAAGGACCGGCGGGGCTGCTGGCGGCGGCGCGCGAGCTGGAGACGATCGGGTGGCATCCGACGCGGGGCGAACTGGTCTTTGGCTCGGGCGCGCGGGCGTTCGTCTATTCGGCCGAGGCACCCGAGAAACTGCGCGGACCCGAGCATGATTTCGCCTGGTGCGACGAACTCGCCAAATGGCGCGGCGGCGCGGCGGATATCGCCTGGGACAATCTGATGATGGGGATGCGCCGCGGCGAGCGCCCCCGCGTGGTGGTGACGACGACGCCGCGCCCGGTGAAGCTGATGCGGCGGGTGATGACGATGCCCGGCGTGCACGAGACGCGGGGGCGGACGCGCGACAATCTCCACCTGCCGGCGAGCTTCGTCGAGGCGATGCTGGCCGATTATGCGGGCACGCGGCTGGGGCGGCAGGAACTGGACGGCGAGATGATCGACGACGTGCCCGGCGCGCTGTGGCCGCGGGCGCTGATCGCGCGGCAGCGGCGCGCGGTGCCGGGTGTCCTCTGCCGGGTGGTGGTGGGGGTCGACCCGCCGGCGGGGACCGGGGGCGATGCCTGCGGAATCGTTGCGATCGGGCTGGGTGCCGACGGCCATGGCTATGTGCTGGCGGATGCGAGCGTCGCGGGGCTCAGCCCCGAAGGCTGGGCCGCGGCGGTGGCGGACTGTGCTGCCCGATTCGAGGCGGAATGCGTGGTGGCGGAGAAGAACCAGGGCGGCGCGATGGTCGAAAGCGTGCTGAAGGCCGCCGACACCGCGCTGCCGATCCGGCTCGTCCATGCCAGCAAGGGCAAGGCCGCACGGGCCGAGCCGGTGGCACTGCTCTACGAGAAGGGCGTGCTGTGGCACGCGGGCGTGTTCGCGGCGCTGGAAGAGGAACTGGTCGGGCTGCAGGCGGCGGGCGGCTATCAGGGGCCGGGACGCTCGCCGGACCGGGCGGATGCGCTGGTCTGGGCGGCGACCGAGCTGATGCTGGGCCGGCGCGGCCGGGCCGCGGTGCGGGTGGTGTAGGCCATAGGTTCAAGCCCCTCCCCTTCAGGGGAGGGGTTGGGGTGGGGCTGCGTCTCGCAGAGAGCAATCAAGGTTCTGGAATCCCTCCACCCCCAACCCCTCCTCCAAGGAGGAGGGGCTCAGATCTCGATATCAGGAGACATCCAATGCGAAACTGCATGGCAGCGGGGCTGCTCGCCCTGCTGGTGAGCGCGTGCGCGCTCGATGCGCGGACCGGGCTGGCGGTGGGCGCCGGCGTGGCGGTGGCGGCGGGCGATCGCGATGGCGACGGGCTGCTCGATGCCGCCGAGGTGCAGGCGCTGGTCGAGCGCGCCTTCCCGCCGGCCGCGCTGACCGGCGGCTTCTGGGACGGCATGCGCGCCGCGCTCGGGGCCGCCTATTGGGCGCGGGACCTGGACCGGGACGGCAGGCTCAGCGTTCCGGAGCTGGCGCGATGAAGTGGTTCGGGCGGAAGGCCGCGCCGCAAGGGCAGCGGCCGGCGCTGGCGCGCGGCGGCTGGGGCAGCCTGGGCGACTGGCCGCGCAGCTACGAGGTGCAGCTGCGCGAGGGCTATTGCCAGAACCCGGTCGCCCAGCGCGCCGTGCGACTGGTGGCCGAGGCGGTGGGCGGGGCGCCGCTCGCGGGGGCCGATCCCGCGCTGGTCGCGCTGGTCGCGGCGACGTCGGGCGGGCAGCGCCTGCTCGAGACGCTGACCGCGCAGCTGCTGCTCCACGGCAATGGCTATGTCCAGCTGCTCACCGATGGGGCGGGGCAGCTGCAGGCGCTCTATGCGCTGCGGCCCGAGCGGGTGACGGTGGAGCCGGACGCCCATGGCTGGCCGGTCGCCTATCGCTACCGGGTGGGCGCGCACGTCACCCGGCTGGCGGCCGAGGATGGCGGGCGGCCGCAGATCCTGCATCTGCGCGCCTTCCACCCGGCCGACGACCATTATGGCCTGGGTTGCCTGGACGCGGCGGCGGGCGCGATCGCGATCCACAATGCGGCGACCCGGTGGAACAAGGCGCTGCTCGACAATGCCGCGCGGCCGAGCGGGGCGCTGGTCTATGATCCCGGCGACGGATCGGCGCTGGCGCCCGAGCAGTTCGCCCGGCTGAAGGAAGAGATGGAGGCCGGGTTCGCCGGCGCCGTCAATGCCGGGCGGCCGATGCTGCTGGAAGGCGGGCTGAAATGGCAGGCGATGAGCCTCAGCCCCGCCGACATGGATTTCGTGGGGCTGAAGGCGACGGCGGCGCGGGAGATCGCGCTGGCGTTCGGCGTGCCGCCGATGCTGCTCGGGCTGCCGGGCGATGCCGCCTACGCCAACTACCGCGAGGCCAATCGCGCGCTGTGGCGCCAGACGATCCTGCCGATGGCCGGCCATCTGCTGGCGGGCATCGCGCAAGGGCTCGCCCCCTGGTTTCCGCAGGCGACGCTGGCCGTGGATATCGACCGCGTGACGGTGCTCGCCGAGGACCGCGAGCGGCTGTGGCGGCAGGTGTCGGCCGCCTCCTTCCTGACCGACGACGAGAAACGCAAGCTGGTGGGGTTGCCATGACCGACGGATCGATGCTGGCCGAGCTGATCGCGCAGGCCGAGAATGAGGGTGCGGAGCTGACCACGCTGCGCGCCATCGCCGAGGAGGCGGGCACGGTGGGTGCGAACCGCGCGCTGGCCCGGCTCGGGCTGGAGGATTCGGGCGCCGCCAAGGACATGGCCGAGTTGCGCGAGCTGCTGGGCGCATGGCGGGATGCCAAGAAGTCGATGCTCAAGGCGGTGATGCAGTGGCTGGGCCGCACCGTAGCGGCGCTGGTGCTGGTGGTGCTGGCGATGCGGCTGGGCTTTCCCGGCTGGCTGAAATGAGCGTGCGCTTCGCCGGCTATGCCGCGGTGTTCGACGCCGTCGATCGCGGCGGCGATGTGGTGCGGGCAGGGGCCTTCGGGCCGGTGCGGCCGGTGCCGCTGCTCTGGCAGCATGGCGGCAGGCCGGTCGGCACGATCGAGGCGATCGGCGAGGATGCGCGCGGGCTTCGCGTGATCGGCCGGGTCGAGGACCCGCGGCTGGCGGCGCTGGTCGCGGACGGCGCGGTGGCGGGGCTTTCCTTCGGCTACCGGGTGCGCGCGGCGCGGGCGGGACGGGTCCGCGAGCTGACCGCGCTCCAGCTGATCGAGGTGAGCCTGGTGGCCGAGCCGATGCAGCCGCTCGCCCGCGTGCACGCGGTCGCCTGAGTTTTTTTCCATTTTTCTGGCGTGGAGACGATCATGGACAATCTGGAGACGAGTTTCGAACAGGCGACGCTGCCGCCGGTGCGGCCGATGCTGGCGGGTGGGCGCCCGGCGGCGAGCGCGGCGTTCGACGGCTATTTGCGCGGCGGGGTCGAGACCAAGGCGCTGTCCGGCGCCAGCGGCGCCGAGGGCGGCTTTGCGGTGCCGCGCGAGATCGATGCGCAGATCGACGTGACGCTGCAGGCGATCTCGCCCATTCGCGCGATCGCCAATGTGGTGAAGGTGGGAACGAGCGGCTACCGCAAGCTGGTGGCGAGCAGCGGTTTCGACAGCGGCTGGGCGTCCGAGACCGCCGCGCGGCCGATCACCGCGACGCCGAGCTTCAACGAAGTCGCGCCGCCGTTTGGCGAACTCTACGCCAATCCGGCGGCGAGCCAGGCGATGCTCGACGATGCGCTGTTCGACGTGGAGGCCTGGCTGGCCGGCGAGATCGCCCGCGAATTCGCGCAGTCCGAAGGCACGGCGTTCGTGAACGGCACGGGCGTGAATCAGCCCAAGGGCTTCCTCGCCGCACCCACCTCGACCGCGGCGGACGCGACGCGCGCCTTCGGCACGTTGCAATATCTGGCAAGCGGTGCGGCGGGCGCCTTTGCGGCCAATCCGGACGAGAAACTGATCGACCTGGTGCAGGCGCTGCGCGCGCCGTACCGCCAGGGGGCGAGCTGGGTGATGAATTCGGCGACGCTCGCCAAGATCCGCAAGTTCAAGACCAGTCAGGGCGAGATGCTGTGGCAGCCGGGGCTTTCGGCCAGCCAGCCGGCGACGTTGCTCGGCTATCCGGTGGTCGAGGCCGAGGACATGCCGGACATCGCCGCGAACAGCCTGTCGATCGCCTTCGGCAATTTCCAGGCGGGCTATCTGATCGCCGAGCGCGGCGAGACCCAGATCCTGCGCGATCCCTACTCCAACAAGCCCTTCGTCCATTTCTACGCGACCAAGCGGGTGGGCGGCATGGTGAGCAATTCGGAGGCGATCAAGCTCTTGAAGTTCGCCGCCAACTGAGCCGGGGCCGGGCGCGGCGCCGGGGGGTGCCGCGCCCCACAGAGATGGGGAGAACGACGATGGACGCACCGCCCTTTCCGGCGGCGGCGATCGCGGGCGCATGCGCGGCGGTGAAGGCCTATCTGCGGATCGAGGGAAGCGCGGGCGACGCCGCGCTGACCCAGGCGGTGCAGAGCGCGCTGACGCTGGGCGAGGCCTTCACCGGCACCGCCTGGATCGCCCGAGACTGGCAGGCCTGGCTGACGCGATCGCCCGACTGGCAGCGGCTGCCGATGGCGCCGGTGACCGCGATCGGCGCGGTCGAGGCCGTGGATGCGGGCGGTGCGGCGAGCCCGCTGCCGGCCGCCGCCTATGCGATCGATCTGGATGCGCGCGGCGAAGGCTGGGTGCGGCTGGCGCCCGGCGGGCCCCAGCGCGTGCGCGTGACCTTCGCGGCGGGGACGGCGCCGGGCTGGGAACAGCTGCCGTCGCCGCTGGCGCAGGGCGTGGTGCTGCTCGCCGCGCACCTAATCGAGGGGCGTGCGGACCCGGGCGCCCCGCCGGCGGCGGTGGTCGCTTTCTGGCGGCCCTGGCGGCGGCTGCAGCTGATGGCGGGAGTGCGGCGATCATGCTGGAGCAGCTGAACGCACGCGCCGATGCGATCGGCGGGCGCGCGGCAGGCGACACCGCCGCGCGGCTCGCCGAGCGGGTGCGCGACGGGGTGCCCGGCATCTCCGTGTCGGCGGACGGGGACAGGGTCATCCTGTCCGGGCGGGGGCTGTGGCGGCGCTGGCTCGCCGATCCGGCGCTTCGCTGGCTGGGAGGGCTGCTGCGATGAACCCGCACGATGCGATCAGCGGCGCGGTGCGCGCCGCGCTGGCCGGGCGGGCGGCGCTCGTGGCGCAGGTGAACGGCATCTTCGATGCACCGCCTGCGCGCACCCCGCGGCCCTATCTGCTGGTCGAGGACCCGGTGCTGACCGACTGGAGCACCAAGGACCAGGACGGCCGCGAGGTGCGGATCGCGGTGCTGGTGCGGGATCTGGGCACGGCACGCGCGCGGGCGCGGGGGCTGGCGGATCTCGTCGAGGCGGCGGTCGCGGCGATGCCCGCGGACCTCGGCGGCGGCTGGCGGGTGGCGAGCTGCGGGCTCGTTCGAAGCCGGCTGGTCGCGGAGGACGCGACCGACCTGACCGCCGTGGTGGAGCACCGCGTGCGGATGCTGCGCGACATCAATCCATAAGGAGACGGAACATGGCGGCAGAGAAGGGCAGTGCCTTTCTGCTCAAGGTGGGCAATGGCGCGGTGCCGGTGGTATATGCCACGGTGGCGGGGCTGCGGACCACGCAGCTTTCGGTGAACGGCGAGGCGGTGGCGATCACCAGCAAGGATTCGGGCGGCTGGCGCGAGCTGCTGTCCGGCGCCGGCGTGCGATCGGTGAGCGTTTCCGCCGCGGGCGTGTTCACCGGATCGGCGGCGGAGGTGCGGGTGAAGGCCAATGCGCTGGCCGGCACGCTCGACGACTATCGGCTGAGCTTCGAGAGCGGCGAGACGATGACCGGCAGGTTCCTCGTCACCCGGCTCGACTATGCCGGGGATTTCAACGGCGAGCGCAGCTACACGCTGAGCCTGGAAAGCTCCGGCCCTGTGGTGAGCGCATGACCGGCGCGGCCAATCCGGTGCGCGGCGAGGCCGAACTGCGGGTGGCCGGCGTCGCGCTGGTGCTGCGGCCCAGCTTCGAGGCGCTGGTCGCCGCCGAGGCCGAGCTGGGGCCGTTGTTCGCGCTGGTCGAGCGCGCGGCGGCCGGGCGGCTGGGGCTGGGCGAGATGGTCGCCTTGTTCTGGCATTGCCTGAAGACGCCGCCCGAGGGGCTGACCCGCGAGGCCTTTGCCGAGGGCGTGGCGCAGGCCGGGCTGGCCGCCGCCACGCCGGTGCTGAAGGCGCTGCTCGGCCAGATACTGGCGGGGCGGTGATGCGCTTCGCCGATGCCGCGCGGCGGCTGGCGGGGCTGGCGGGCCTGGCCTTTGGCTGGAGCCCCGAGCGGTTCTGGCGCGCGACCCCGGCCGAACTGGCGGCGCTGGTGACGGCGGCGGCGGGCGAGGCGGGCGAACCGCCCACGCCCGACCTGATCGCACGCTTGCAGGAGCAATTCCCCGATGGATGAGGAAATCGAACGGCTGGTGGTGTCGGTGCGCGCCGACACCACCGGCTTCGCGCGCGACGTGGAGGCGATGCGCGGCAGCCTGGAAGGCCCGCTGGCCGGCGGTGTCGATCGCGCCGGGCGCTCGATCGAGGCGACGCTGCTGCGCGCCGCAAGGACGGGCAGGATGGGCTTCGACGATCTCGCCACGGTCGCGCTCAAGGTGATGGAGGAGATCGCGCAGGCGGCCACCGGCATCGCCATCCCTTCCTTGGGCGGTGGCGGCGGCGTGGGGCGTGGGCTGGCCTCGCTGCTCGGCGGGCTGCTGGGCCTGCCGGGGCGGGCGACCGGCGGGCCGGTGAGCCCGGGGCGGCCCTATCTGGTCGGCGAGCGCGGCCCCGAGCTGTTCGTGCCGACCAGCGCCGGGCAGGTTGCGGTGCCGGCGCAGGGCGGCGCGCGCGACGTGCGGGTGGCGATCACCGTCAACGCAGCCGCCGGCACCGCCCCCCAGGCGCTGGCGCAATCCAGCCGGCAGGTGGCCCGCGCGGTGCGCGCGGCGCTGGCGGGGCTGGACTGATGGGCTGGTGGCTCGCCGACGCGCGGCGCGACCAGGCCGAAGGCGTTCTCTCCCGTTTCGATCCCCTCTACTGGACGGTCGATTTCCCGCGGCCGATGATGGCGAGCGTGGTGACCACCGCGCCCGATGCGCTGCGGGTGGACCTGGTCTTCCAGCGGCGCGGCGACCTCGCCGGGCTGATCTGGGAGGCGGAGGACCGCTGGGACCATCCGCTGCTCGCCTATGCGACCGATCGCGATTTCCGCGGCTGCCGGCTGCGGTTCCGCTGGCGGTCCGCAGGGGTGATGCCGCTCGACGCGGTCAACGGTCCCGTCCTGACGATCGAGGGGCGCGACGAAAGCGGGGCGGCGCGCGCCTGGTATGTGCGGCTGTGGAACTATGCGCAGGGCACCCCCCTGGATGCGGCGGTGGCGATCGACTTCGCCACCGTGGAGGGCGGGTTCCTGCTGCCGTCCGAAGCGGACCCCGTATGGGCGGGCGATATCGACCGGATGTTCGTGTCGCTGGTGCCGCCGGGCTATGTCGCGGACGACGAGACCGCGCTGTCTGCCCCCGCCGAAGCCTGGGTCGAACTGACCGATATCGCGTGCGAGGGCCCCGGATCGGTGCTGGCGATCGGCGAAGTGGTGGTGCCCGAACATGGGCTGTCGATCGCGACCGGCTATGACGACGCCTATAACCAGGCGCCGGCGCGGTTGCTGCGCAACATGCTGCAGCTCGGCTATCGCGGCGACATCCTCCATTATGTGGGGATGAGCCATTATCTGCGGCTCGAGGGCCTGTACGGCGGCTTCTATGTGAGCCTGGCCGGGGGCGCGCTCAACCGGGCGTGCGCGGCATGGCATGCGGATTTCGCGGCACGCGCAAAGGCGCTCGGCTATGGCGTGATCTGGTCGCTCAGCTACGAACTGCTCGACCAGCATGTGTGGGGCGACTGGAAGCAGCGCGCGGCCGATGGCAGCCCGGCGCTGACCGGTTGGAGCCCGCCTTCGACGCTGCTGTCGCCCGCGCATGGCGGGGCGATGGCCTATCTGCGCGCGGTGGCACTGGCGTTTATCGGCATCGCGCAGGCGGCGGGACTGCCGGTGCAGTTCCAGATCGGCGAGCCCTGGTGGTGGGTGATGGCCGATGGCCGGCTGTGCATCCACGACGCGGCGGCGCAGGCGGCGCTGGGCAACCCGGCGCCGCAGAACCTGCGCGGGCCGGTGAACCCGGGGGTGCTGGACGCGGCGGGGGCGCTGCTCGCGGCCTCGACGCTGGCCCTGCGCGATGCGGTGAAGGCGGCGGCGCCGGACGCCCGCGTGCTGCTGCTCGCCTATCTGCCGACCGTGCTCGATCCGGCGATGCCCGAACTGAAGCGCGCCAACCTGCCGACAGGCTGGGCGGCGCCGGCCTTCGATGTGCTGCAGCTGGAGGATTATGACTGGGCGGCCACGGGCAATGCCGCCGCGTCTGAAAAGGCGCTGGCGGCGGCGACCGCGCGGCTCGGCTATCCGGTGCCGCAGCAGCATTATCTCGCCGGCTTCGTGCTGCGCGCCGAGGACAAGGCGCAGTGGCAGGCGATCGCTGAGGCGGCGGCACGCGGCCGCGCCCGCGGCGTCGCGGCGACCTTCATATGGGCGCTGCCGCAGGTGGCGCGCGACGGCTTCACCCATTTCGACCAGGAGGCGGAGATGCCCCCCTTCGACGACGTGCTGTTCCCGATCGCGCTGGGCCGCGAGGCGGAGGTGGCGCCCGAGCTTTCCACCGCGATCGTGACGAGCGCGGGCGGTGCCGAGCGGCGCAACGCCGCCTGGGCCGAGGCGCGGACGCATTATGATGTTGGCCCCGGCGTGCGTTCCGAGGCGGATATCGCCGCGCTGCTCGGCTTCTTCCGGGCGCGGATGGGGCCGGCACGCGGCTTCCGGTTGCGGGATCCGTTCGATTTCGACGCGAAGGACGCGCCGATCGGCATCGGCGACGGCACCAATGCGCGCTTCCAGCTGGCCAAGACCTATGGCGACAGCGTGCGGCGGATCACCCGGCCGGTGGCGGGGACGGTCTCGCTCAAGCTGAACGGGGCGGCGACGGCTGCCTTCACGCTGGGCGCGGGCGGCGTGGTGACGCTCGACGTGCCGCCGGCGGCGGGGGTGCAGGTGACCGCCTCGTTCCTGTTCGACGTGCCGGTGCGCTTCGCCGAGGACCGGCTGCGGGTGAGCCGCGCGACGTTCCTTGCCGGGGCGGCCGCCTCGGTGCCGCTGGTGGAGATTCGCGAATGAGCTGGCTGGAGGGCATGCTCACCACCGTCACGCTTTGCTGGCGGATCGAGCGGCGCGACGGGGTGACCCTCGGGCTGACCGCGCACGACCGCGACCTGCTGATCGACGGGCTGCTCTACCGCGCCGCGCCGGGGATGACGCCGAGCGCGGTCGAGCGCAGCGCCTCGCTGGAGGCGGACAGCATGGACGTGCACGGCGTGCTGGCGAGCGATGCCATCGCCGAGATCGACCTGCTGGCCGGGCGGTGGGACGGGGCGCGGGTGTCGCTGTTCGCCACCGACTGGACGGCGCCCGGCGCGCGGGTGCCGCTGGGCGAGGGAACGATCGGCGCGATCGAGACGCAGGACGGGGCGATCACGGCGGAGCTGCGCGGCCGCACCGCCGCCTTCGATGCGCCGGTGGCGGAGGCGACCTCGCCCGATTGCCGGGCGCAGCTGGGCGACGCGCGGTGCCGGGTGGCGATGGCCGGGCGGCGGCGGTTCGCGCGGGTGCTCGCGGTGGACGACGCGGAGGTGCGGCTGGATCGCGCCGAGCCGATCGCCAATGCCTATGGCGGCGGCCGGCTGCGCTGGTTCGGCGGGGCGAACAGCGGGCTGGAGGATGCGATCGCGGTCTCCGACGGGGATCGGGTGACGCTGCGGCGGCCGCCGCGCTTCGACGGCGTGGGTGCGCTGGTCGAGCTGATCGAGGGCTGTGACGGCCGGTTCGAGACCTGTGTGGACCGGTTCGGCAATGCCGCCAATTTCCGCGGCGAGCCCTATCTGCCGGGCACCGACCTGCTCACCCGGTATCCGGGCGCATGAGCGGGGCGGCGGTGCTTGCGGCGGCGCGGGGCGCGATCGGCGCGCGGTTCCGGCCGCAGGGGCGGGATCCGGCGACGGGGCTCGATTGCGTCGGGCTGGCGGCGCTCGCGCTCGGGCGGGCGGCGCCGCGCGGCTATCGGCTGCGCAGCGACGACGTCGGCCATGCGGTGGCCGCGCTGGAGGCGGCAGGGCTCGTCCCCGCGGCGGAACCGCGGGCGGGGGACCTCCTCTTGTGTCGCAGTGGTCCGGGACAGCTGCATCTGGCGATCCGTAGCGAGGACGGAATCGTCCATGCCGACGCGATGGCGCGGCGCGTGGTCGAGCGGCCGGGGCCGGTGCCCTGGCCGGTGCTCGGCTGCTTTCGCCTGAGGGAGGACAACTGATGGCAACGATGGTGCTCACCGTGGCCGGCGGGCTGGTCGGCGGTCCGTTCGGGGCGCAGCTGGGCGGCATGATCGGCGGCGCGATCGATCGCCAGCTGCTGTTCAAGCCGGCGGCGCGCGAAGGGCCGCGGCTCGCCGACCTGCGGGTGCAGACCTCCAGCTACGGCACAACGATTCCGAAGCTGTTCGGCACGATCCGGGTGGCGGGCTGCGTGATCTGGGCGACCGACCTGATCGAGCACCGCGCGTCCCAGAGCGGCGGCAAGGGCCAGGCCTCCACCAACATTTATAGTTACACGGCCTCGTTCGCGGTCGCGCTGTCGTCGCGCCCGGTCCTGGGGGTCGGGCGGATCTGGGCGGACGGGCAGCTGCTGCGCGGGGCGGCGGGCGACTTCAAGGTGCGTACCGGGTTCCGGCTCCACCGCGGCGGGGAGGACCAGTCGGTCGATCCGCTGATCGCGTCGATCGAGGGCATCGGTCGGGCACCGGCGCATCGCGGCCTTGCCTATGCGGTGTTCGAGGATCTCGAGCTGGCAAGCTTCGGCAACCGGATCCCCCAGCTCAGCTTCGAGGTGATCGCCGATGCCGGGCCGGTCGCGATCGGGGCCATCGCGGCGGCACTGGTGCCGCTGTCGGCGGAGGCGGTGGCGCCGCCGGTCGCGGGCTTTTCGGCCAGCGACACGGTGCAGGGGACGCTGGACGCGCTGTGTACCGCCGCCGGGGCGTGGTTGCACGATGACGGCGGGCCGCTCGCGCTGCTGGCGGGTACCGGTACGGCCGTCGCGCTGCCCGATGGCGGCGCGCGGGAGGTGGGTGGACAGGGCGCCCGCGGGCGGCGCGTCATCGCCGCGCCGGACACCGCGCCGCGTCGCCTGAGCATCGGCTATTATGATCCGGCGCGCGACTATCAGGCCGGGGTGCAGCAGGCGCGCCGGCCGGGCGGCGGGGTTCGCGAGACGCGGATCGACCTGCCGGCGGGGCTC